GGCTTAACATCTGCAAGTGAACGCATAACAGGAATGGAACGTAGTGCCATTCTTACATACTGATCGTATGCTGCTTGTACGAGGTTGCTGATGCTAGACGTGGTGGTAGGGGTACCTGTTGGGATAGCCATTTGTGGTCTAGCCTTTCTGTTTTAGGATCGGATTAGAGTCCAGACATCCTAATGACTTCATCCAGTTCTTCTCTGCTGTTTGCATTCATAAGCTTCTGCATAATGTTGTCATTGTGTTCAGGAGATGATCCTGATTCGACAGCATTAGTCATACGCTTATATGCAGCAGCTTGAGCTGGGTCTACATTAGGTGTTGCCTGGTTTTGGCCAACATCAATACCGAATACATCGGCATAATCTGCAAGCCATTTAGATACAGACTCTTCAGTTGGGTCTATATCCTGTGGGATAAATGAAGCAATTTTGCTATTTACCCCACGACTTTCGAGGGCATCTTTAATTGCTCGTTCTCTTTGCGCTTTATTGAGACTTTCAAACTGTGCCTTTAGTTCGGACAGTTCCTTGTCTTTTGCTTTAGTAGCCTTGCGCAGTTGTTTTACGAGATCATTACTGGTGTCTTCGGTATCGAAGTCATCATCCTCGTAGTCGTAGTTGGACATAGGTCCTTCTCCCATTCTTTGTTAGTTTGACGCAGGCCTCACATTCACCTTGGGGCGGGTGGTGTGGCTCCTACTACTGGTTTTGTTATCACTCCAACGGACCAGTCGTCCCGTTGGCAGGCTTTTTATTTAGTAAGCGCCAGCACGATCTCGTGCTAATGCTCCAGAAGTTACTCCAGTTTGACCACTGAATGTAGCTTTTTCTAATCCAGCAATCTTCTGGCGTTGCTTACGTGCTTCTTGTGCGCCCTGTAGATTAAAGATCTCTTGTTCTGCTGTTACCTGTGAGTATGGGTTCTCTCCATAGATTGCTGCAAGTTGTGAACCACGCTGTAATCCACTGCCAATAGTCTTGTAACCTTGGGCTGCTATGTCTCTTGTTATGCCCATAGTTGCTAACTCTTCAGCACGGCTGAGTCCACTTGTTAAGCCTTCTTGCCTTGCAGCAGTTCCAATTTCAGCAGCTGTAATCTTGCGCTTGATTGCATTAATAGCATTAACTGGATCAAGTGAATAAGCCAAGATATCTCCATTAGAAATACCTGGATAAAATTCCTTAAGCGTTCTGGCAATTTCTGGGTTAGCGTTAAGAACACGATCCTGTGCTGTAACGATACGGTCTTCTAGTTCAGTAGAAGATACGTCTCCAGCAAGAAGTGCCTCGAATCCTTTTTGCACTCCCATATCGCCTCTAGCGTAGTAGCTCTCAGGCAAACCTCTACGACGCATTACTTCTTGGTAAGCATCTTCGTTACGAATATACTCAGATTCTGACAAAGCACGAAGTCCATTTTTGATACGTGCTTCGTTGGCTGAAAAACGCTTTTTGTAAGCATCTGTTCCGCGTAGTCGAATAGTAAACTCTGATGGAGATACACCTGATGTAATAAGATCTTTTAATGGAGTTACTAATGAACCAAGACCATAGCGGTCAAATTCATCATACAGTAAATCGTAAGCAGATTGACGTTTTGCTCTGTCTTCAGCAGCTTTTGCGTCTGCTGTTGCTTTTGCTTGTAATGCTTTCTCTGCAGCCGCTTTGTCTGCAGCCGCCTTAGCATCTGCTAGCGCTTTTTCTGCTGCCAGTTGAGCTGCTTTAGCAGCCGCTATTTCTGCTGCGGTTTTAGCTGCTGCTGCTGCTGCATCTGCAGCTGCTTTATCTGCTGCGGCTTTAGCTGCTGCTGCCGCTGCATCAGCTGTTGCTTTTGCTGCAGCATCTGCTACTGATGTATCTGTGACGGTTGTATCTGTAACAGTTGGTGCTGCAACAGGAAGACCTAGAGAACGTTTTTCATCATCAGTTAATGGTTGACCAGATTGCAGTTTACGCAGGGCAATTCGTGCATCCACTTTAGGAGTTGTTGGTGCGAAGACTGTATCTCCACCGCCATCAACCGTCATTAATTCTGGATTATATCTAGCCATTATTACCCCTGGAATCCGAAGTTACGAAGAACTGTGAGTGCTGCATCTGATACTTCCTCACGAGCTTTACCTGTGTACTGCCAACGACTATCTTGACGTAACGCCTTTGAATAATCATAAAGGTTTACATCGCCCTTATCGTTGATACCCATACGAAGTGTTGGGTCTGTGAGGTCAATCTGACCCTCATCCAACTCTAGGATATTAGCCATAGTTCTTTTGTATGGAGCGTAGATTTGATCTAGGTTAATACCTTGACCCAATAGGTCACGAACAAATTGTGGCTGACCAACTGCTGCAAGCTTGCGTACATCTTGTGCAAGACGAGTTGGATCTAGTTCACCTAGTGCTAATCGCTTTAATGTTTCTTCAGCCGTTGTTGGCTTTCCATCAATTCCAGGTGGAAGAATGTCCTCTAGTCTCAAACCATTTTGCTTAGCCAAGGCTTGAAGTCCTTGGTAGTTTTGAAGAGCCAAACCACTGAAATCTTCTGTAATCTTTCCAGCAATCATTCCAGATATTGGACGAATAAAGTTTACAAGGCGACGAGTTACTACTGCATCATCTGTATCTTGGTTATGAATGTATAGATCTTCAGCAATTAACTTTGCCTGACCTTCATCAAGTGCAGAGCCAAGTTTACGTGCCTGAGTTAAAAGATTATTGGTAATTTTAGCAATCTGTTGCTCGTAGTTAGTAGTTCCCTTAGCGTTGCCAGACTTAACTAGATCTTCATAGTTGAACTTCTGTAGGTAGCGAGCCTTAATCTCATCAGAGTTCTGACGATACCAAGTATCGTTTTCAACCTTTTGCTTAAATAAGTCAATATCAATCTTGCCATTAACGTATTCTTCAAGAATTTTACCCAAAGACTTAACATTACTAAAGATGATATCTGGAAGGTTATAGTCTTTTTTGGCCTTAGCAAGAATAGAATCATATTTACTAACTACAGCACCAGGTGTAATACCTTCGGCTGCATCCATAGATGCTTCGTCTGCCATACGGAACGTTCCAACATTGAAGTTAGATGGGATGACAGTACCACCAGTTGTATCACCAGTTTTGCCACCACTTGTTTTGTCAGTCGTAACACCAGGTAGGTTTGTCCCACCAATTCTACCGCCAGATGTTTTATCGGTTGTGACACCAGGTATGTTTGTACCACTAGTTGCACCGCCAGTTGTTACCTTTGGTGGAGGTGTTTGACCAGTGCCTGAAACAATTTTTTTGCCAGTCTGCGTGGTAGCTGCCGCTTGAGTTCCATAGTAGAATTCTAGTGCGTCAGACCGTGCTTCGTTATAAGTCTTGTTTAGTTTAGCATATTCATCGCTGAAACGTTTTAATTCTTTTTCTTCTACTGGAGATAGTTTATCGCCGCGTGCTATCTTGCGAGCATAGGCTTCAATTTGAAATCCAAGATCATTAATGCGTGGCTTTAGAGATGTTGCATAATTGTCTAGAACGTCACCTTGCGCAGCTTTGGCTCTTTGGTCGCCAGAAGTTGCAGCTCTAGCATCAGAGTCTGCTTTTGCTATTCTAGCCTCTTCTGCTTCGCGTTCAATAGCAGTCACACGTTCTTCAATAGAACCAGTGTAGGTTTTACGCTTCTGCGGTTCTGTAACCTTCTCAGGAATCTTCTCGCCTAGGTTATAGAACTTGCCGTCCTTTTCATAACCAAGAACACTTCCAGTGTCTTTGCTGTAAACGACATTGACGAAACCAAGAGGAAGTCTCTTATCAACACCAAAGTTAAATACCTGTGAAACATAACTATTATCTGGGCGCTTTGCCATTAACGAAGCCCTCCAAACATATTTACTACAGTTGAGTATGCATCCAAAGCACGAGTTGCCTTGGCTTCATCGCCTTGTGAAATCTTGTCAATTAAGAATTGCTGTGCTTCTTGAGCACCAAATCCACCAGTTGTTCTTGAACCAGTAGTCTGACCACCGCTAGTTGTATATGAAGTAACCAACGGATTCTTCTTCTGTTGGTCACGTATCATTGCAGTATATTTAGCAACCTCTTCTGGAGTTGCTGTTGGACGACCAGTTAAACTCTTAACAATTCCATCAATCAAAGTCTTTGCAGATATATCGTTGATTTCTTGCTCTTGTACGTAAGGTTTACGTGGTCCTGCACCAGCACCACCAGCATTCTTTTCACGAGTTAAGAATGTATTAAAGTCTAGTTGCTGACCAAGAATAATCTCTTGATTCAAGTCATCGTAAGCCTTGAGATACGCATTACGCAAATCTGTTGTAGCCTGACCAGTTAAACCACCAACTTGATATCCAGCACCCTTGAGTTGATTACCAATACCAATACGTTCTTGTGGAGACATCTCCAAAAATTTACGGATAAGCTCTTTTTGAGTAGCCTTCTGGACGTTATTTGGATTAGCTGCGGTAGGAACACTTGACGTAATGTATGTAACATCAGGTATAACCCCTGAATTATACGCACCAGATGAAGTGGCATCTGCTGTTCCAGCAACAGGTTGTTGCTTTCTTTTGGGTGTTCCACCTACTGGCACTTTAGTCTCCGATCAATGATGCAAAGAGTACATCATAAGCTGATTTAGTATTTGGATTGCTGTTAGCTAGTTCTTGTAACTGAGCCTTGGCACCTGCTTGAAGAGCATTCTTACGATCTTGTGCTGCATCTGTTCTATCTGTAATAGATGAGAACTGCGCACTGAAGCTATCGTATGTCTGTAACATTTGACGAAGCACAGTTACAGTCTTCGTCTTTGGAAGGTTCTTTTCATTAGTTAGCATATTACGTAGATCTTTAACTGCTATCTCACGACGAACATCTGAAGCTCCACCTGATGCAAACTCTGTTTGCAACTGTGGACGAACAGCCATAAACTGACCAGACCAAGTATCCCATTGCTGGTTAATTAGACGCTTTTGATCTACTGATGAAGTAGCGGCAAGGTCTGCCATATAATTTTTACGTTGTTGGAAGTAAAACTGTTTGTCTGTGGCAATCTGTGTCTCACGAAGGAAGTCACCAACCTGCTTCTTATCAAGGAAGCCTTCGTTCATCATAGTCTTGTAAGCGTCATAACTGAACTTACCGATATTAGGAATCAAGAATGCTGCTGCTTCTGGGTACTTTTTGAGTAGTTCTGTGTTGTTATCTACCCAGTTACCTGCTGCTTCGCCGTACTTGATAACAGCAACTGTGTTCTTCTTAGACTCAGATACTGTATATGGCATCTGCTTTGGGAAGAGTCTGATCCACTCTTCAGTAGCACGTGTGTAGTCACCATTGTATTCAGTAACTAGGTTTGAGAATACTTGCTTAAAACTTGTACGTTCGTTGTCACGAACCCATCCAGCCATCTCAGACTTGAGTTGAACTGAAGGTGATGCTGGCAGAATCAATGCACTAAAGAAGCGCATACCCAAGATAGTTTGGGTTGTTGCCTTTAGTTTGTCCTGATATTCCTCTAGATCTCCAGGAGATGGTGGAACATCGTTGCCTTGTGCATCCTTTGTAATCTTTAGTCCGTTATCGGTAGCTTCTAGGTAAGTAACTGCCTTACGGAAAGCTGATGCGTACTGTGAATCACGCTCATCCTTGTTTAATGCACCCAATGCGCGGTTAATATGCGCTGGCAGGATAGCGTTAATAATTGGCTGGTCTTCACCGTACTCACCAAAGAGATACTTCTCTGATTCTTTTAGTGATGGGACCAATTCGTACATCATCTTGACTGGCAGTGCTGCCAATGGACCAGAAAATGTTGGAAACAAAGAGTCTGGGTTCATAGATGGTGTAATCATATTAAGCTTTGCACCAAACTCTACTGGCATTGGAGCAACAAACGCACCTTTGATACCAAATGCTGTAGAAAGTTTAGACATTGCTGCATAAACTGGTTGCATACCTGGATAAATGAAGTACGCCTCACCCTGATCGTCCTTTTGTATAAAGCCAGAGTGTGTAACACCTTCATATGTCAATGATGCACGTGCGATTGACTCTGGATTGTAACGAACTCCACGCAATACACGGCGATAAAAGTCTTCTGTTGCACGATAGTAACGAGCAAAGTTACGCATTGTGAATGCTAACTGTGTGCGAACCTCTGGGTTATCAACGTATGCAAGAACTCGCTCTTTAGCAAGGTCCTGTGTTAGTTCAATAATCTTGGTCTTACCCTTTGCTTCAGCGTCTTTAATCAAAACAGCCTTCTCAGCATCGGTTAATTTGGCGTTATTGCGGATAGGGTCTGTTAAGAGCTTCAAGTAACGCTCTTCTAGACCACCATTTTTCCAACGCTTGCGCATATCAATAGCAGCAGAAAGAACCATTGGCTCACGTGACCAGCGAGCATTCATCTCGCCAACCCATTCCCAGTGTTTTCCTACGATCTTTCCAGCAGGGTTACCATCTGCGATAGGCATAATACTTGGACCAGAGATAAACTGTGGTGCGTCTTCTGCTAGTTGCGGCAAGTCATCAATACCCAAGTCGCGTGTATTAATCTTAATACCGCCTTCAGGTGTACGAATACTAACCTTGGCAAGCAACTTCTGATTTACTTTGTCTTGGCTATTAACAAACAGGTTGCGAGTTGCAGCGTATACATTCTCTGCGTGTACTCGTACATCAGCGTTATTGCCTGGACGGTATAGCTGGAAACGAGCCTTCTGACTTGCGTACTGTGGAGAGTTAATGAACTCTACAATTTTATTAATAGCAATTCTTTTAGCATTTGGATTATCTGACATATACTGAAGAGCGATAGAACCAAGTGGGTCGTTGCCAATAGCAGCAATACTTGTTATCCAAGCAATCTTACCTTCTGCCGTAATTGGAGAATACTCGCGGTAGTTTCCGCCGCTTTCCTTAGCGTATGTAACTCCATCAATTTTATACTCACGAGATGTGCCAAATTGATCTACAGTACGAAGTGCATCTGTCCAGTGGTCTGCACCAGTGATACCTTTTTTGCCACCTTCAGCAACGCCTGCAAGCAGTTCATCAATAGCACCGAACTCTGCCATCTCAGCAATAATCTCACGTGCCTGTGGATCAAGTTTGCCAAGATACTTATCTGCCATAACAGCATCTGCCATAACCTTGCGAGCTTCTTGTACAGTTTTGGCTGCTTCGATTTTACCTTGATATAAAGAACGGTCTGAACGCTTAACAAGTTTATTAATAACTCCTAGCGTATCTCCGCCCTGACCAGTACGTAACTTAGTTGATAAACGTCTGCCTGCTGCTAGGCCCCAGATTGAATCGCCCACTGCAAGGTGAACCATTAGATCTTCGATAGAGTTACGTACAGCAAAACGAGGACCAGCAAGAGTCAAGAATGACCAACCAGATGTTAAGTTTTCGGCCCAAGGTTTGTGCGACCAACTCATAATCCTACTTGCTACTTGGTATCTGTCAACGATTCCATCAAGATCTTGAATCTTAGGAACTGTCATACCTGATGCTAGTTGGAAATCAAAGATAGCAAACTGTTGGTCATTAAAACTAGATGGCTCAAAGTAACGGTAAGTTCCGTCATCATTGAGCACTGGCTTACCCTTGGCATCGCGTACTAAGATACGTGGAGCAAACAACTGCTCGCGTGATGAATTAGCCAACTTGTCAAGAACATTCTTACCGCCAGGAACTTTATTAAGTCCACGGATCTCAGCTACTGTATTAAAGACACCCATCATAATTTGACGCTTCTGTGCTTCATCTCCAGCCTTGAATGCTTCTGCAAATAGGCGTGAGTTGTAACGAGTATTAGCAAGACGTGCTAACTGGTAAACCTTTTCAGCAGCATCTGGTGCGTTAGGGTCAAAGAAATTGTCGCGGAAAAACGGAACCTTTGAAAACTTAGATGCAAAGCGGTCAATGCGATCTTGGACATAATCCAATGGCATACGAAATGCACCATCTGCACGAATCTTGGCAGTCTTACGTTCAATCTCACCAATGAGATTTTTCTCAGTTTGCTTTAAGAATTCTTTTGGAGTGTTGGCAGTTGCTGCTTCACCTGTTCGTGTATCAATAAACCTTGTTTTAGCAACCAGTTGTGCTTCAATACCACCAATAGTTGTTTGGTCAGTAAAGACTTCACGACTAACACGCTTGCCTGCTTGGTCAAAACGAAGAAGTTTATTACCAGTAGTAAGTGCTGCAATACGAGTCTGACGTGCAAGATCCATACGTGGAAGTAATTGAACTTGACGACCTGCTTGACCTTTAAGTGTTCGTAATGCTTCTTCGCTTCCAGCAAGAAAACCTTTCATAGTGCCAGCTTCAACTACGCCTTCTTTAAGCATAGCCTCAATGACATCATCACCAAACTCAGGAGCAATACGCTTGAGTTCAATACCTGCTTGTACTAAATCTTTTGAATCTACGCCACCTTCTTTGAGTGCCTTGCGAGCAATTGAGTAATTCTTCAATGCTCCAACATAGGCTTGGTCAAATCTTTGTACGCTTGCAACTTGAAACGCCTTTTGCACATTTCCAGCATTACCAACAATGCTATCTAGCGCGTATTTTTGTATATCATATATCTTCTTAGCTTTACCAAGTGCAAGTGTTGGGTCTGCAAATATACGAAATGCTGCATCACCAAGACCAGAGATAGTTTTATATGCAGCGCCTGATCCTTCCCATTTCTGCGGAAGGATAGCGTTAGCAATAAATCTACCTGGAGAATACTTAGCAGCATTCGCTGCATCTAGTGCATCTTGAAAGAGTGGATCTTTTTTCTGTGATGCTCGTGATGCAATTTGCTTTTCTGCTTCTGTTCCAGTTGCAATGATCTGGTCAAGTGTCATACCCTCTGCAACTTTTTGTGCAACAGACATATACTGCGAACCAAAGATACGGTTTGCTTCTGCCATACGTGACGGGCTAAATACTTTATCGCCCTTGTCATTGGCTGTTGTCCACGCTTTACCGATGTCAACTTTTTGGTCAATAGCAATTGCAGCGGTTCGATAAGCACGTGTAGATAAATCTGAAAGTTCTTGGACACCCTTAAACACTAATTTAACAGGAGCGGCAATGATATTAAATGCTGGCTCTACTGTGTAATGAAGTGCTGTGCCTAGCCATCCACGCTTTTGCTCAACGTTACCAAAGTTATCTTTCAACGACTTCTGTTGCTCTGGAGTTAACTTTGAGTACTCTAATTTTGCAACGTCAGATGGAAGAGATGTTAACTTCTGGTGCGAGTCTACAGCCTTGATGTAGCCATTGATCTGTTCTTGTTGTGCTGGAGTTAAACCAGCTTGAGCAGAGATGGCCCTAATGTTATTGGAGGTTGATCCCACTACTGACCTCTAGATAAAGCCATCTGATAGAGAACAGAAATTTCTCCAGTTTGATCGTATGGAAGCAATGCTGCAAGTGTATCTGACAACTTACCCTCTGCTGGCTTTGGTGGACCAGCCATAGTCCTAACATCCTCATCAGGACGTTGAGTTGGAGCAAACATTCCTACTAGCGGTTCTGGCTTTGGTGGTGCCATATCTGCAACAGGTGTTGGCCTAGCAGATGGCTTAGGAGAAGTAGAAGCACCTGCAATATCTTCTGCCATTGCCTTGCGATCACCGTAATTTTGTGACGGTGGTAAGTCTTCACGTACGGAGAATTTTCCTGGACCGCCTATTTGTAATGGGCTATCTACCATCGGTATCCTCCTGTATCTTTTCTAAATCGTTTGAAAATTGTTCCCAAGCTTTATTTACTTCTGAGTTTCGGTTAGCGTTGTAAACAGCTATCTCCATTAATTCTTCTGTTGCAGTCTGTACAGAACTTGCAACGTTATGTACAAAACCTGCGAGCACTACTAAAAAATCAGCGAAGTGTACTGAGCGTGGAACCTTGTTATTATTATCCACGCCCAGTACCTCCGTTAATTAAAATTTACTTAGCCCTTCTTTACTGCTGTACCCTTGCGACCTGCTGGAGTTGTTCCGAAATATACCTGCCCGCCTGCTGGCTTTGAGGTATCCTTCTTGCCTTCAACTGGCTTTGACATAGGTGCTGCTGCACGTGATCCTTGATTCATTTTACACCTCCCTCGGTTATGCTGCGCCGCTAATAGAAGCTAGCAGGGTTGCTATATCTGGACGTTGTTCTGGACCAGCAGCAGGGGCCGCTCCGCCTTGTTCTGGAGTTGGCTGCGAGGCAGGTACGGGGGCCGCACCTGCTGCTGGAGTTCCTGGTGCTCCTGGCATCATCGCCATCTCTGGAGCTGCTGGTTGTTCTTTAGGTGCAAATGCTTTTTCAATAACTGTTTCTAGCTGTAATCCCTTTTGACGGCCTTGAATAACCTGTGCAAGACGGGAAATGATTTCAGATGGATCTTGACCTTGCGCTGCAAGGGCTGGAATTGCCTGAGCGTACTGAGCAACAGCAACGCGCAAAGAATCGCGCATCTCTTCAATGTCAACACGTTGTTCCTCCTGCGTAACATTAAGCTCCATTGGAATCTCACGACGTACATAGTCACGAGATACGAGCTTGTCGCTACGCATTTGTAGTAATGCAATGATGGCGCGATTTGGATCCATACCAGACATAATGCCGTAACGGACATCTACTCCGTAGTTACCTGCAATTTGACGTGATGGAATATACTTCATATTAAACGGAGTACCGTCGTCAACGCCCTTGATTTCTTTGGTCATATTGCCAAAGACTTTCTCATCTACTTCAAAACAAGTAGATACAAGATCCATAAACAAACGAGCAAACTGTGCTTGTGCTGCCTTGATCTGTGTATCAAAGCCAGCTTGTAGTGCCTGAACGCCACGACCTGTAACAATAGATGCATCAATGTTTCCTGAACGAGTCTCAGGATAACGAGCACCTGTACGTAGTTCACGTTCTAGAACACCTGATTCAGTAAAGACACCGTTAGGAAGTTCTAGTGGAACACGACGAATACCTTGTGGGTTAGCAGAACGCATAATTGCATCTGGTCCAAGTGCCAACTCTTGCACATCCTGTGGAATAGCAATAGGCGCTTGGATAGATTTTTCTGCTGCCTGGATCTGCAATACTGCAAAGCGAGCACGAGCCAGTTGAACTGATAGAACATCATCAAACTGTCCACGGGCTTCGCCATCAATAGATGAACGCATAGCTACACCTGCTAGGCACTTGCCTACTGGGTTAGGTGTATTAGATAGAACTAGGTTTTTGCGCTCTGGGATAAAGATTAAGTCTTGGTCTTTGTCGTGGTAACGAACTAAAGATACATAAGGTGAACCAGGTGCATAGACATTGCGTGGCATAATCTGGTCGTAGAACTCTGGATACTGAGTAGCTAGTTGTTCTGCATCTGTTGAAATCATTTGCGAGATTGAGAGGGTACGACCAAATCTATCAATTTCAGGATAAGTACCAAAAGGATTAAGCAAACGTATTCTCGGATTATTGGTTTCATAGTCCATCTCAACAATTGCTGGGAGCATACCGTAGGTGTTGAACCAGTCAGCACCTGTGTACATCTGGATCTGTAAGTCAGAGGAAGAGACGTAATAGTTAGCAATACGGGTACGAGTATCTGCAGCTTTACGTGCAGAGTCAGAAACCATATTGGTAGCTGCGCAGTTAAATGATGGTAGAGGAGACATTACCTCTGCTAAGTCACGTGCTGCTACATCTACGAAGTTTGCAACTAAAGGCTTTGGGTACTCTTCAGAAAACATTGCAGGGTATACCTTGGAGAGATCACCTTGACGTACAGAGAGCACGTCACGCATTCTCTGGTCACGTGCTGCGTAGCGTGTTTGTAGCCGTGCTACTTTCGCTGCAACCTCTTTAGTTGATAACAAGATTTCTCCTTAGATAAATGTGCGATCTTTTTCTGCAAGTAGTTCATCTATGTTGATGACCATTCGCTTGCCCTGTTCATAACGAGACAGGAAAGGGTTTTTCATATGATGTGTTGCGTGTACACCTTGGCTCAGCATCTCGCGTGCGCGGATCTCACAGAACCAAAGAGCCATCACCATATCGGTCTTACCTTTAGTCGTAGGCGACCAGGTAATTAGTTGCTCGATAAGAGCTTTGATATTTTCCGTCTGGTCACTGGGAAGATGGATAAGATTATCTCTATGGTGTTTACCATCGTGCTGCTTGGTCCCAAACAATGTGGACATACTGGCAACACCGAATCCTGAGTCCCACTTGTTGTTTCCTGTGTGGTGTTCACGTAGTAATACTCCTCGGCTTGCAAGGTTGGCACGGATGCCTTCGTCTTGCGTTAAGAAAGATTGAAATGCGTTTTTCTCTACTATCCATTCACTAGGACTATAGAGCGAAGTCCAGTCAAAGATTAGCTGACGGATTTGAGCAGGCGTTGGACGAGTAATTTTAATAGCATCAACAATGTAGCGTTTATGTGTAACGCGATCAACAGCGTAACAAATGGCGGCTGTATCACCAACCATAGCGGGATCAAGACCACAAATAAAACTAAAGCCGTTGACATCACGTGGATGACCTGGGTGACCAGGAACCAAGCGACCTGCTTTACGCATACCATCTATAGAACCTCGCACACACGCTGGATCAAAGATGGCATCATCTGAGATGTCTTGTTGCTGGTAAACCAATGCCCAAGTAGAAGCATCCATAGCTTGGCGTTCGTTGTAAAGGTTACGACCATTCCATCTAGGATAGAGTCCGTCCTCATTAAGATCTGATTCTTCTTGCCCATCAAAGGGTGCATCGGATGCTGGCCAGAGAGTTTCCCATTTGTCAGGGTCTTCATCTGTAGTCAGCAACGCTGGCATAGCCAGATACTTCCAAGGGACGAGTCCACCTGGGTATCTGTCTGGGTTACGCAGTTCACGGTAGAGGTCAACTGCTGCAACGCGGGTACCAATGATAATAAGTTTGCCAGTAGGGTTCAGACGAGAACGTACGTCCTGTGTCAACCACTTGATTTGGCGTTCAAACTCATTGGCGTTTTTCAGAGTTACAGCATCGTCTACGATAATCATATCGGCACGTTTACCGTAGATCTGACCGCCGATACCTACAGCTTCAATGTTTGGGTCCTTCTCACTGGACTCACGAAGCTCATCACCAAAGGTGATACGGGTAGCCTGCCAGGAGGCAGACTTAGAGTTAAACCCTACGCCAGCAGCATAAGCATTTTGAAGGTTCTCATACATAGGGTGAGTCAAACGCTGCTTGATGGCGTAGAGAAAGTCGGCGGCTAGTTGCTGAGTCTGGGAGACTATCAGCACACGAAAGTTAGGGTTGCGAGCTACCTGCCAGGTTACATAATCTACCGTGATGGTAATTGACTTGGCGTGGTTTGGCGGGATGTTAATAAGGATACGGTTGTTGGCTAGACCCAATTCGTATTTCATCGAAGGGTGGAGCCAGCCAGGTTCTTTGCCTTCGATCATATCTACCAGGTTTTGCTGGTGGGGGAAGGTACGAGAGTTAAGAAAGCGTTGGCGGAATTCTGCAAATGAGATGTCGTGGACATCGCCTGCGGCAAACTGCTTATCTTTGAGACCAAGGCGTGTTCGGTCAATCTTGTCTGTAAAGATTTTGTCAGTACGTCGGTAGTACTCATAGGTCTTCATAGACTTGCCTGCCGATAGGCAGGCTTGTTCAATGGTCATACCCTCAGCTACACATCCTAAGATGATTCGCTTTGCTATATCTGCTGAGTTTTCAGCCATTGGATTCCATTCTAGATCATTGGGTTATAGGTAGACTACACCCAACTAAAAGTCGTGCTTGGCACGACGTGCCGTACAGTAAACTCCCGAGCAAGCCACAGCGTAGCGAGGGGTAAGTCAGTACTCGTCCTAGGGACTCGCGTAGGGTAACCGTAGCGAGTCGGTACGGGGCTATCACAATTACCGCCCCTACTGTATATAAGGCAGGAAAAAAACTTCATTTCCTGCCTATGGTATAAAGTATTTACAGAATGTGACTAACGTCACTATAAATACGGTACAAAATAGGACATTAATAAGTGATCTGGTTCACTTTAGGAAATATATCTGTAGTGGGTACATACTATACACACGCACTAAACTTAACACCTAGGGGTCTGCTCGCCGTAACCGCAGCAGCTTCGCTGCTGAGCTGCGCTGCTGCCAGCTGTACCGTACCGTATAGCTTCTCCCGCTGGGTAGGCTACAGCTGCGGCGGGCTCTCTCTCTCTAATATCCTTACAGCTTTATTTAATATCCTCTCTACAGCTGGCCAGCTTTACAGCTCGCTCACCTATCCTCGCGGCCAGCTCTAAGCTTTACAGCTGCCAGCTTCCCGCCAGCTGGCGCAGCTGCAAGCTATCGCAGCTCTATTTATTCTCAGGATCTTCTCAGGCAATCGTTATGAAACTGTTACCATAAATCGCACAATATAGCTTGACACGCTGCATACGGTAGCGTACCTTATGAATTAACAGCTAAGGAAGCTGAGCTTAGGAAGGAAAGTAAATGAAGAAGAAGCACTGTATAAATGGCCAGCACCCAGTATGCACCAGCTCGGACAGCAAGCTAGCTGAATGCGTCTGCTGGTGTGCTGAATGTAAAGATTACCAGCGAGCAGCAGCTCGCGCCTATAAGGAAGGAAAGTAAAGTGATTATTCATTCAATAGAAGCAACAGGAATGAGCGGCGGTTTTGCCTATCGTTACCAGTATCAAACAGCTGAAAACCATTATTTTGGATACACAGACACGCTGCAGGAAGCTGAAGCTATCCTTGCAGAATTACAGGAAGGAAAGTAAATGGCGCATATTCATAAGTATATCTATGGCGATATCCCAGCTCTAGGGGAATGCAGCTGCGGCGGCTATCGCGTGTTCGATAGAGAAGCGCAAGAGTATAAAGAATATGAAGCGGGAGAGTAAGCATATGGATACCTTAAAGCTACAGACACGCGCCCGCTGCGTAGAATGCGGGAGAGTATTCAATCTACTGAATGAAGAAGAAGCGGGAGAGTATTACTATGGCCACGATTGCGAAGCATAACGCTAGAGCTTGACTAGCTGCCAGCTCGCAAGAGCTGGCCGCTGGCCTAGGGCTAGCCTAGGAAAGATCCTCGGAAGGGATAAGAATATGAGAAGCAAGGAAGAGAAGGCCGCATTTATTCGCTCACTAGCTGAAGCAGTGGAGATTATGGAAGAGCGCGGCACTATCGTACCTGTAACGCTGCTAGAAGATTACAGTGTCAGGAATGGGCTCTTAATTCTATGGCAGAAGCCAACAGCTACGAAGTGCGCTGGCTTCCACGATTGGAAGAGCGCAGGAAGAAGCGTAAAGAAGGGAAGCAAGGGAGCAGCTGTTCTAGTACCTACTGGCAGCTACACCAACGAAGCGGGAGAAGATAAGCTGCGCTTCAGCTGGCGTTATGTGTTTGATATCGCAGACACTGAAGAGCTGGGAGAGAATGCGCCACGCCTAGCGCGTGAGATAGCTTAGAGCTTGACTATTCCTTACGGTAGTTATACCGTAGGGAATGGCCTAGAGCTAAGCCCTAGGAATAACCTACCTTGGAAGGGGTAACAGAATGGCAGGGAGAGAGAAGAGCTATATCCGCCTAGTAGATATCGAGACAGGCGAAGAAGTAGCAGCAGCAGAGATGACAGAAGCAGCAGCAAGAAGGATCGCTAAGCTGTATATGGCCTACGGTATCTATACTAAGGCGGTAGCGTAATGCAAGAGACGAAGCTAGAAGAGTTCAGGCCTTGTGATATCTCGCAGACTATAGAACAGCTGGGAATGGGTAACCTACTAGCTATAAGTGGCGGGAGAGTAATCAAGCGCAGCACTGGTATTACTTTACCGATAAGCAACGGATACAGTGTAAGTATTGACCTAGCTTGGGATGATACCTATACCGTACGCAGACTATTTACTAGAAGCGGGAAGGTATCTATCAAAGGTGAGCTAACTGGTGTCTATTGTGAAGACCTTGGAGAGGTTGCATATTATGGCAGCTGCTTCAGATCTCACCGTGATTGGGGTAACAAGGTCTGGCAAGATACAGTGAATGGGAAGGAAGAAGAATGATTACTAAGAGAGGAAAGAGAGTAAGAGCCCTAGCGATAGGGCTTCTACTAGCTGCCATATTCTACGCTTCAGGCCATATTAACTGGGTTGGTGACGGTTGGTGCTGGGGTTCAATAGCTGAGTGTTACTTTCCAGAAGGGCAGGGAAAGTAAATGAGCTGGGCTGATACGCATATAGTAGTAATGGGAATGGATACAGATACCAACGAGAAGGTTAAGCAAGCTATTAAACAACGATTAGAAGGGAAGGAAGAGGAATGAAGGTAAGAGACTTAGTTAATCAACTACAGATGAGCTATCTCCCAGATGATGAGCTGCTGGTGGCGTACTGGGATAAAGAGTTTGCTGAGACAGCTTTCGATAGTGAAGAAGGGGTGGTGGTGAGTGATGAGTTATGGGCTGAAGCTATAAAGAACGCTGAGAAGGCTGAGTTCTGGCAGAGCTGCGGTTCAGAAGAGATTAGCGATCAAGTCAGGCAATTACTGAGAGAAGGGTGGGAGAAGTGAGCTACGAACCAGAGTTAAATGACCCGACATTCTATGAAGAAGAGGGTGAAGAGTTAGCTGAAGAGTTCGATACACTAGAGGAAATGGAAGGGGAGAGCTAATGACTAACAAGCCAGAGACTTACTTAATAACTTTTGAGATGACTACAACAACTGACCCTGCTGAATGGGATTGGGATGCATTGCTAGATGTTAATGTGGATGAGAGCTACACGATACATTCTATCGGGCAGATTACACGCAACAACAAGGAGGTAGCATAATGAACAAAGAATACTGGCAAGCTAAGGCAGATCTATGTCGTGACCTTGCACTGATACAGATACAAGAAGAAGAGACGGAGAAGGAAGCGGGAATGAACCTAATGAGAATGACCTATGCACTATCTATGGTTGATACATATACAGAAGGGAAGGGTGAGTAATGATAACTAATGAGTTATTAGTAGAAGCGTTATGGATAGCCAAAGATAACTTTGACTATGATGCTGAATACCACAAAGCTGAGGCAGTAGAGAGACACATAGAGGAGCTAACTAATGAGTGAAGATACAACTACCCACGTTATTACAGTGGTGGTACAGGCAGGACAGAAGAGTAACAAGGTAGAGCTGTTTGATTTCAGCGGTGATGAACCTACCTTGCTTGCAGCTGGAGAGGCTAGCAACTGGAGAACAGCGCTGGGAGAAGCACTATCAAAGATCTCGCTGTCATCAGATACACCAGAGAAAACTATCAACGATATAGTCAAAGAGAATATAGAAGGGGAGGGGGAGTAATGAACTACGACTACCGTGTTACCTTCGTAACCGATTATCTAACAATTACTACCAACGTATGCCTTGAATTAGATGACACGATAGGTAACCTAAGTGATGAGGCATATGAACAGGCGACTATTAACGGTATGAATAACATAGAGGACGAGATCGGCAAAATAGATGAGACGGTTATCAACGACATAACCGTTACCTTGTTACTAGATGATGAGGAGATAGAGCTTGGCAGTTTTGGAGAGTTTCCACCCGTACACGTATCAGTAGTAGAAGGGGAGGGGGAGAGTGAGTAGAGTATTACGCTTCGATAGTAATGGAGAACCATTCTTGGGAGATCCAGATGACAAGATAATTGCATTCCACCCACGAGTATCCCCACTCATTAACCTGTATGAAATAGTAGATGAGAAGGGAGTGGCGATCTGGGGTGGCAATAGTGCCAACGAAGCTATTGAATATCTAAGGCGCAGCCCTATCAACTGCAGGGTTCTAGTCTCAGGCTGGGAAAGTGATGAGGAGGACGCTCACCTAGTAGGCCAGTCACTGGATATTACTAAGGTTATCTATGCAGCATTGGCAGTAGGTTTATGAGTGATGCCAAGAGAATGGCGAGTGCTGCAAAGGCAGCTGTCTATTACCGTAACTACCGAAGAGCTAGGGATAGGGCTTTAATCAAGCTCTCTCACCTGCACCCAGAAGACTACAAAGAATTACTGGAGAAGGAGAAGGTGAGTGATGAGCAAGAAGGTAAAACGTGGATTGATATTAACGGCAATACTATTGAGCCTGTTATTCCTACACGTACAAAAACTAGGGGAGCTACCCTTACCGAAACCAATACAAACGAAGGCAACAATGGAGGAGAAGAGTGAGAACAGAAGAACAGCTTACAAGTTTAGTAGAGCTCTCGGATATACGAAAGCAGAAGCAACGTGCCTTATCACCCTATGGACCCGTGAGAGCAGGCTTGACCACCTCGCAGACAACCCTAGATCAACAGCTTACGGAATTGCTCAGCTGCTTAGAGAACGTAGTAGAGAACCTGAACTACAGATCCTTCACGGCTTACGATACATTGAACACCGCTATTCAGGGAGTGCGTGTCGCGCTCTCAGACATAGCGACAGACGAGGCTGGTACTGATATAGTCTGACCCGCTCACCTCTTCCGAGCAACAAGAACCCTACTGCACCCTTCCGCGGTAGGGTTCTTTACTTCATAATGACAAGTGCAGAAGGGAATGGTGCTGAGTTAGGTTGGTTGCCAAACTTTAATCGGCCACGAATAAATCTAATCTCATATGCATCTATGCAGTAGTCGTGCCACCAAGCTGTATCAGTACGCGCTGGTACTAAACAAACCACCGTACCCCCCCCGTTAGCAACGGCGTTTGCTTTACGCATCCAATCTTTGATGACCCTGCCATAAGGTGGGTTCAACCATATAGAACCAGTGCTATCTTCAACCCAATCCCTAACCAATGCATCACGCCTTGACTGGTCTGGATGATCAGGACCGTACCAGTTATCAGGTACTAGAGTAGAGGAGGACAACGCAGCTGCATCTAAGGTAAAGTTAAACTCAGCATTGACCTTATCGAAGTAGTCACGTGGTGTAGTCCACGTATCATCGTTGGAGGTTTTGAAAGTATCAGTTTTATAGAACCCTTCAGTCATTATCCACCATTACTATAGAAGCCTTTACCCTTGAAGGTAATGGCAGGTGTATCCCACTTACGGATCATTGGTATGTGACAATGAAAACAAGAAGGCTCACGTGGGTCTTCGTGAATAGAACGTTCAATAGTCATCTCCCCATTGCAATCAGGGCAACGATAGTCATACTGCATTAGAGCTGCACCGCCTCTTCTATAGGTAAATAACCTACTAACTTACTGATCTTGTTAGAACGTGCAAACTCTGTTGTCGCTGGCATCCAATGGGTTACCCATTCAGGTTCAGGTACATCCATTAGGTCAAAAGAAAAGACACCTAACGGTGTCGAATTGATATAGAAGGGAATGAGATCCCGTTCAGCAGCCTGCGTTATGAGCTTGCGATACTTCATCTCTTCAATTAATAGTGTGGGGTAATGAGTATAGCGACACTTGAGTTCTATGTAGTGACCAGCTTTATCACTAATGCAATCAAAGGAGTCATAGATACCCTCAGACTTAGCGAGGTCTGGGTACAAGCTCTCTCTTAGATACTCAAACAATTCAATCTCTTTCATTGCCAAGGGTTGTCACCACCTAAGCCATTCTGCACCTTGCGTAATGCGCTGGTGCATCTACGATCTGCGGTAGATACTGCACACTCTAGTAAGCCTGCCACCTGTTGTAAGGTAAGTCCTTCGTGGTAACGCATACGAAGTATGGTCTGGTCTTCTACTTCAAGCTTTAGGTATGAACGCTTGACATCAATCAGGGTAGCAAGCAGGTTGCCACCTTCTGCTGGAACGCTAGGCTTCTTAGGTGAGCCATCATTGATAAGGTTCTGAGCCTGCTCTAGTACCGTATCATCCACAATGGATGCGATAACGTGAGGTAGAACCTGTGCGATCATAGCTGTATCGTAGAAGGCTTCATCACCTGTTCGATAGCCAGACTTAGCCGCCTTCTCTTTGCGAGCATAACGTTCTGCTGCACGTTTCATTTGCCAAGCAATACGCTTCTCATTGATAACACGTTGGACTGGGTTAGGTTCACTGAGAGCATCATTGAATTGTGTACCACGAGTAAGCGCCCAAGCAAGGCATTCTTGTAATACATCATCTCGTTCTACGTAGCCACGAAAGCGACGGGCTATTGCACTAGCAACGCTAGGTGCTATATCGTAGATAGACTTATGCAGTTCAGTCACAGTTTGGTTCTTCTACCTCTGGCCATACGCCATCTAGTACCATCATTGCAATGGCAGAGTAGTTCAATAGATCTACAAAGCTATCACGCAATGACTCATTACTAGGCTTAACACCAGAGTCAAGTAGGTTATTGATGCGAGCTATCTTGTCCCACATACGTACACGCAAACCATTAAGTGGTCCACCTGGTGAATGAGCAATGTTCTTTGGGCCGTAGTCGTGATGCTTACGCACCAGTAGATTGCCAGCTTGATCCATAATGCGCCAGACGTCAGCGATGAAAGCTTCATTTACCTTGTCGGCGTAGGCCGAAGGAGTATAGTCTCTGTTTCCATATTGATCTCTAGGATCTGGAAGCCCATATGCTGCAAAATCTGTACCATCTGTAGCCATTCGTCTTTACTCATCCTTCTCACCTAGTAGCAAAGCCTTCGTAGCATCTGCGCCATTGGCCAGATAGAAGTCATTGATGTCCATTGATGGAGGCAATGTTACTATTGTGCTGTTTGATATCTCCTGTGCGACACGCTTGGAGAACTCAGCTCCTGGGTTAGTACCATCCTCTTTGATGTCGTTATCTCCAATGACAAACACCCTGTCATAACCTGCAAATAACTTAACAAAGTGTGGCTTCCAAGCTTGTACCCCAGGTACACCTACTGCTGGTATGCCAACAACACCTGACAAGATAACAGTATCTAGTTCACCTTCGCATACTGCTATGTATGATGAGTCAATAGTTATATCGCCAACGTTATATAGATGAGCCTTCTGTCCCAATGGAGATCCATACTTGGGTTTGCCATCATCTAATCGTCTGAACTTATAGCCAACACACAACCCAGTAGCTGTGATGTAAGGGATAGACAGCCACCCTCTATGCATCTCGTGACCATTGATAGGATCTGTTACTACACCTAACGAATACTGTTGGGCAACAGCATCAGATATTCCACGTCCTTCTAGATAATTTAGAGCCTCTTCGTTTATCACCCGACTGTAATGATTGGCCGCTTCCAGCAGTGATTTCGATTGCACGATTGAGGGCATCTTTGAACTCCAAATTCTCTATTTCCATAACAATATCCACCGAGCTGCCACCCTTACCGCAGGTATGACAGTAGTACAGGTTCTCGTACGTGTTCATAACAGCACTACGTCTGCTGTCCTTATGAATGCAACAGCGTACGGAAGCTGATCTACCTTCTCTTACCTCACCGCCATAGTGGGCAACAATTAATCCTACGGGGATTGAGTCTGCACTAACTCTACCCTTACTCCTGCCCGCTTTACGTGTCCTGGACCAGTCTTGTGCTGGCATACACACCCCTTATCATCGCACTTATCGTGCCATTGAGCTGAACGCTTGTAGTGGGTAAGAGTATTCTCTTCTCCTGCCTTATGACAGTTCTGGCAAATCATCTTCTACCTCTTCAACTACTTCTTCTACTACTGGTACAAGTATCTCTGTTGTTGTTATTTCTCCACCTGGTACTGGCATTATCGTTACTACTTTCCCCCATCTCTGGGATTGGCTTAATGACTTACCGCGTTGTGCGGTACGCCGTCTATGACGAAGAGGCTTAATGGCAACAGCCATTACTGCTTCTCCTTTATCCATTGTGCTAAGTCTTGTATTACCCAAGCATTTTCTATACCAGAGTTGCGACGCTTAACTACAACATAATGCAATGGAACTTCCCCAAGACCACGTGCATTGGCGTAGTTAAGCGCCTCAACTTCTGCTTCTCTCCAGAATTCAGGCAGGGAAAGGGTCTGCCTGTTCTTGAGTTCAAGGATATAGGTTTTCCCCGCAATAATCGCAACCATATCCCCTTCATCCTTACTGCCAGCTTTCGTCAAGCGTTCAGCAAGAACTCCCATTTGTCGTAGCCACTTGAGAACATCGGTTTCAAACTTCGATCCCTTACGTCCATTAGAGTTGGCCATATGTACTTTCCTCTCCTGCACTACGAAGGTAAGCTCTACCTTGTGCATCATCATCACCAATCTGACAAGATGCAAAGTCTACAAATAGTGATGCCCATTGAGAAGCATCAGCAAAGTGTGGACCAAATCGGTTCTTGACCGAAGCCATCCTCAGTAGGTTCTGTGACGGATCATAGCCTAGTGTCAGTATCAAAGCAGGCAATTGACTTACCTTTCCGTGAATAGCTCTTCTAGGTGGAGGCATCATAGGAGAACCATACTCGCTTTGTTCGCTGACGTGATGGAGTACTAAGACGCAAGCCTCTGTCTTGCGTGCCATATCGTGCAACTCCATCATAATTGCACGTAGCCCTGCCCACTCATTGTCTGTTTCAGCAGCCACATTCATTAGGTTGTCTATGACGATTAGCTCTGGAGCTATTCCATAGAGTTCAACGTAAGCCTTTATCTCCATCTCAATATCATCAAGAGACGGACTGGAGTCAAAGACCCATTGAATGTGTGATGTCTTAGCCAAGTGTGGTACGTAGTAATTTTGTTGCTTCTCTATGTTGTGTTCCACAGTAACCTGACTGTGGCCCGATAGGTGTGCAGCAGCACGGATCATTACAGTTGCGGTATCAGTATCGGCAGAGAAGAAAAGCGTAGGCACATTTGCTTTGATTGCATAGATCAATGCGAACATTGACTTACCAGCATTAGGTGCTGCAGCTACCATACAGACTTGACCGCGACGAAACTTTATAGATTGCTTAACTAAGTTCTTCCACACATCAGGTAGTGGCGTGGCCTTTGTGGTCACTCCACTCCAAGCGCGGGAAAGTTTAAGCACTATTCTCCTCATTCAAAATTATGTGTCTTGCCTTGCGTATCTTTCGTCTATCACCATCGGTGAGTCCACCCCAGATACCGTGGCGTTCCTTACGGATACCCCACTCAGCACACTCAGTAATGTGCTGGCAACCACGACAGATTGATTTAGCTGATGCAATACTTAGGCGAACCATTTTACCTTCGTTTTCCTTATCAGGAAAAAAGAGATCGCCACCTACTTGAGCACATAAAGGAACCTCAAACTCGTGTGGTTCCCGCATCTGCTATGCCCAGATAGTTGCACACTTGTCTGTGGCACCCTTTGGTGCAGCACACATCCAGCCCTTCCAAGGGCCACGAGCAGAAGTACCTGTACGGAAACTCATTACACCGTGCTTACAGCTTGGTGCTTGACCTTCAACGACAGCAGGGGTTGCAACAGGTGTTGCATTAAAAGCTTGTGCTGCTGAATCAGCGGTTGGAGCTGGTGCTTTACCACCATTGAGTTCAGCATCGGTAGTCTTGATAAGTGATGCAACCATTGATAGGTCAGTAAGACCCGTCTCTAGATCTTTAATGTCAGTTGCATATAGATTGATAAGTGTTCCGCTACTTGTCTTGAAGTTAACTTGGAACTTTGTGTTTTCGTTTGCAGCCATTTACTTTCCTCCAGATTGTTTGATTGTTAACCGTAATGAATCTGCACCTTGCTTAGTTGGTACGAAGCCAAGTTTAGCAAGTACTTCATCTTTGTCTACTGATGTAGGTCCAGCTATCTTGTTCCAACGTACTTGGATACCTGTATCTGTAACTCCAGCAATACCTTCAAGAGCAGACTTTAGTGAGTCTTTTTCTTTTGTCAACTCTTTGATCTTCTCATCTAATTGTAAGTATTTCATCGCATTGGTTGAGGCATCCTTGTCCTGGATTAACACCTCTTCACTAGCGATACGTTCTTTTTTTAGACCAACGCATCCTAACTGCCCACTTGCGTCATAGAACTTGCAGTAATGCTGGCAGTAGTTTTCTTCTCGCTCTGGCTCTGGTGCTACCTCTGATGCCTTGATAGCTTCTAACCAACTCAAAGCCTCTAGTGCCATTGCTTCGTTGTAATCTTCTGTATGTACCTTGACATCTCGCTCATCACCATCACGAGCTATAGCTACTAAAGAGACACGCTTTACATCGTGACCATTCTTTGCTAATAGATAACCGTATGTCTGTACCTGCCAACGCTGTTGTGTTGATGGGAAGTATGAAAGGTTCTTTACCTTGCTTGTCTTCCAGTCAATGACATCACCAGTACCTGGTACGTAGCAGTCAATGTGTGCTTTCATTCCATTGTATTCAACAGATGTTTCAATCATTACATCGGGGTTATCTGATAACGCTTCTTCGATAGCAGCGTGGATAGCAGTACCCATAATTGCAGCAAGCTTCATCTCATTATCGTTAGTCTCGGGTTGATCGTTAAGTCTGTACCAGACCTTACGACGACAGCCACCTAACTCTGATGGGCCAATCTGCACCTGTGTAGAACGTGAACGCTTCGCGTCCCCTGCACGTAGTGCATTCAGTAAGAGTTCTTTGGGATCTGTCATACTCTAAACGCTCCAGTTTCTTCTGCTTGTTTATGCAATAGAAAAGCAAGTCTACAAGCCTTCCAGCCCTGCTCAAACCAGTAATGTGCAGCGTATTCACTTGTTGCTATAACATCTTTGAACTCAGGTTCTACATAATCAAATGTATTGAACTCCATTAGAATTCCCAAACCACATACCAAAATAAAAAGTCAACAGTTATGTGGTACTTATCAATATGAAAACCTAAACTAACTCCACTGTTGCGTCCACTGTATAACCAGTACTTTCCTATCTTCTTTTCCATAGCTCCTCCTAGAACCGTTCTTGAACTACCAACTGTAAAGGCTTACCAGTGTTTGCGTCAAGGACCGACGCAATCTCAACAGCTTTACGGGCGTGTCTCTTTGCGTAGGCTAACTCCATATCAGGTTTGCAGATTGAATACAGGTAGCCAAGAGCAAGCTGCCCACCAGAACCAATGCCATACGTTCCGTGATTGCTTTGGAAAAAAGAGAGATCACAAGCAATACGAAAGATATTGCCGTTAAAAGCAATGAGATAATCGAAGCCACCATCTTTGTCCACCTTGTTGTAGTCGTAGTTGTTGTCGGTAAATGCTTGGTTGATACTGGGTATAATTTTCTTACCCATAAATTGTGCTGGGTCTTCACCACGATAGAGCGGTGGCTTCCAGTTGTAGGCAAGGATATCTCCTGGTCTAGTATCACCTGAGATTCCAATGAGATACTTACCCACCTCAATAATCTTTGGAGTTGAGGTAGCAAGAGTGACTAAGTTATCTTCTGTGATCTGGCTATCGGCTACTAGAACAGCGTAGTCAATTCCTTCTACTCCAACGATTGTGGTCATTGGGCAAGGCTACACCTAACGGCGTGTCGTCGCGTTAGCGACACCAACTATCACTACCATATGAGCCGTGAGGCGAATTACTAAAGCAGGGAGCGAAGCTCCTAGCCGTCCGTCTATGTGGTTCCGTCTACTCACCCTGCCTAGACTATGGTCTAAATATACCCTTCCTAAGCCCTTTGGAGCCGATTTGCGGGGTTTAGGACCAGTCCACGTGTGTACCTGTGGGTCACAGGTCTTTAACGTGATGTGTACCTTTGAGAACTATGAGATTGTCTGGTACTTCCTTGATGCTACCTGTGTTAACTGCGGCAATCTAGTGACAGTTCCTTGCCCTGTTGATGCCCCGTAAAATGGCATAAAAAAAAAGAAGCCCACCCCTTTCGGGGTGAGCCTCTTCTGCCTCGCAGTTGATGTCTAAAGATTAGACTTCTTTGTCTAGCACCATTCCAAACTCTGCCTCTGTCTTGTCAGCCCACTTGATTGCAGGGGCAGCGATAGCTCCAATCAATACTGCATAATGTGGAGCTAGGTCTGTGAGTAGTGCGATGCCCATTGCAACTGCAGCACCTGCAACTGCGCGGATGTAGGACTTCAATACTGCCTTGTGCTTCTTACTTAGTTTTAGTTTCATTTCTTCGCTTTCTTTTTAGGGAGTGGCTTTATCTTTGATGCTGCTAACCTGGCTTGGTCAACAGTTGTGTGCTTAGGTTTGTCTAACCAGGCAAACCAAGGGGAAGTGTCATTGCCACAGTCTTCTTTGATGGAGATATGAATATGCTTTACGTGCGGATTAGAACCTGTGTAAACATCTACACCCTTTTCTGGTGTCCAGATTCTGTGGTTAAAGATTAAATACTTTACTCGTGGATCATTCTGTAGATTCTTAAAGATATCAGCGCAGTCAATACCATTCTTGATATCGTGCGTTAGGTCTACTGCGTAGCCTGTGTTGTGATCGCTATTAGGACTCTGTTTGATGTGTGCTGCCGATGGTAGTAAACCATCCGAGGCTTTCTTGCGGGAAGGCTTGATCGCTGTGGCTTGTCGAAGTACAGCAATAGCGGCAGGCGTGGCTTTCTTTACAGGTGTCTTCATTCACTTATCCGCTACTAACTTGTACAGGTCATCTACTCTAGCTTCAAGCCTATCAATGGCATCACGTAACGATGTGCCACCGTTTTTATGAAGCTCTGATAGATAGTGCTTAACCATCCAGCGCACTGCGCCAGCAAAGCCACCTATGATTGTCATTACTGCAACAGTTAATGTTGCGTAGTCTTGTGCTTGCATTAGACCGTCCTAATGGTTACTAGTAGTGTGCCACCAAAACCAGAGAACCTTTTATCCTCTGGAGTCTTATTCATAAAGTCCATCTCTTCAATGATGCCAAGGTATGACTCACCAGTTCTAAAGTCTTGAACACGAATAGTGTCGCCAACGTTTTCAATTGCTTCTAGTTGTGACATACGTGCAAAGGCAGATCCTTCGTAACCAACCTCATTACCAAACTTGTCGCTCTCGTGGTCATAGCAAAAGATTGGATATTGAATAAGTCTCTGGCGTGGTGTTGCAGGCAGGGAACGTATCTGATAACCAGTAAATAGTGGTCCCTTGGTTACATCGGTACTAGAACGAGACAGTGTAAACTTAAATCCCAAATACTCTTGGGCAGCTTGTGGATAGCTGATATTGATTTGAGGCACTGTAGCCCCTTGTGAGAATGTACCAATACGATACTCAGTATCTACCGAGTCAATAGAATCAATGTTGATACCACCATTGGTTGTATCTACACGAGCTTGCATCAGTTTGTAGATCTTTGTCTCAAGTGTGTTGTAGCGAATAAAGCCAGTACGTAGGTAGCCACTTGCTACTAGGCTGGTAGTAGACTCTGCCCAGGTGTTATTGCCATTGGTAAAGGCAGCTCTATCTGAGTTACCGAAGAAGGCTACTTGAGATGCAGTGGTAGTAGTACCAGTTGCTATCAGGTCCCAAGCCCAAGGAAAGAACAGGCTATTTGCTAGAACAGTAGTAGACAGATCTACACGAACTAACCCTGCCGTT